GAAGACAGAAGATAAAACAGGTACTCTTGTAGTATGGGAAAGACCAGTTAAGGATCCTAGCTTTGGGACCTATTATGCATCTATTGACCCCGTGTCTGAGGGAAAAACAACTACATCTGAATCATTATGCTCTATATATGTTATGAAAGCTCCAGTAGAGGTAACTAAGTTATCTGGTGTAGAAGCTGAGAACTTTATTGAACAGGATAAGATTGTAGCAGCTTGGTGTGGCCGCTTCGATGATATCAAGAAAACACATGAAAGACTTGAGATGATTATAGAATGGTATAATGCATGGACGGTGATAGAGAATAACATCTCCTTGTTTATCCAGTATATGATATCAAGAAAGAAACAGAAGTATCTGGTACCAAGAACACAGATTATGTTCTTAAAAGACCTGGGTGCTAATGCTAATGTATTCCAGGAATATGGATGGAAGAATACCGGTATACTATTTAAGTCTCACTTACTAAGTTATGTTATTGAATACACTAGAGAAGAATTAGATACTGTAACTAAGGAAGATGGAACTATAGTAAAAACAACCTATGGTATAGAACGTATACCTGACCCTATGCTTCTTAAAGAAATGAAGGCTTACACTGAAGGACTCAACGTGGATAGACTTGTTGCGTTCTCTGCACTAGTGGCTTTTATGAAAATTCAGATGTCCAATAGAGGATTTATGAAAAGAACAATCATGGATGATGCGGCTAAAAACTTGCAAAAGTCAGATAATTTGTTTAAATTATCTCATAGTCCGTTCCGTCACATGGGTAATGGCTTAAGAAGTGGGGGTAAAACAATTAAGAGATCACCATTTAAAAATTTTAAATAGAAACTATGCAAGTATATAACGCACTACAGTTAAAGAAGGGAGCAAAAGTTCAGCATAATAGAATGGGTAGTATTACCCAACCATTACAGTTTATCCCTAAAAAAGATAAAGATCAAGAATGGGCTGCCTGGAATCTTGACTGGTTGGAATGGAATGGATTAAAACAGATCCGTAGAAATGCACGTAGATTCATGAAGAACTACAAGCTTGCAAAAGGCATCATTGATAAATCTGATTACATTGTTGAAGAAGACAATGAGTACAGAGATATTGTTGAGACCTTAACTAAAGAAGACTATTCTGCACTTGAGCTTAAGTTCTACCCTATTATCCCTAATGTTATTAATGTTCTAGTAGCTGAATTTGCTAAGAGATCAACTAAGCTTACCTATACAGGAGTAGATGAGATCTCTTATAATGAGATGTTAGAGCAAAAACGTGTAGCAGTTGAAGAGGTTTTATTAGGTGAAGCTAAGATGAAGATTGTAGCAGCAATGTTACAACAAGGATTAGATCCTGAATCAGAAGAAGCACAACAAGAATTAAATCCGGAAAAGCTTAAGACATTACCAGAGATTGAGATGTTCTTTAAGAAAGACTACAGATCAATGATTGAACAATGGGCTACTCACCAACATAAAGTAGATGTTGAGAGATTCAAGATGGATGAGTTAGAAGAAAGAGGTTTCCGTGATATGCTTATTACTGACCGCGAGTTCTGGCACATGCGTATGATGGAGGATGACTATGATGTTGAATTATGGAATCCTGTACTTACATTCTATCACAAATCTCCAGATGCAAGATACATATCACAAGCTAACTGGGTTGGTAAAACAGATATGTTCACTGTAGCAGACGTTATTGATAAGTATGGATACTTGATGACTGAAGATCAATTGGAAGCTTTAGAAGCAATCTATCCTATCAGATCTGCAGGTTATAATATTGGTGGACAACAAAATGATGGTTCATATTATGATGCAACCAAAACTCATGAATGGAATACTAACTTACCTTCATTAGCATACCGCCAATATACCTCTATGGTATCAGGGTCAGTTCTTGAGGGAGGAGATGTTATATCTCAGATCTTAGCTGAAGGTGAAGATTATAATGTAGCAGGTACTGCATATCTATTAAGAGTATCTACATCATATTGGAAGTCACAACGTAAAGTAGGTCACTTAACAAAAGTAGCTGAAAATGGTGAAGTACTTAATGAGATTGTAACAGAAGACTATGCAGTTATTGATAAACCATTATATGATACACGCTTATTCAAAAACAGAACAAAAGATAACTTAGTTTTTGGTGAGCACATTGACTGGATTTGGATTAATGAAGTATGGGGTGGTGTAAAGATTGGACCAAATGTACCTTCATTCTGGGGTATGAATAACCCTGGTGGATTTACTCCAATTTATATTGGTATTGATAAGAACAAAATAGGCCCACTTAGATTTCAATTCAAAGGAGATAACAGTATCTACGGATGTAAACTTCCTGTAGAAGGTGCTGTATTCTCAGATAGAAATACTAAGTCAACTGCATTAATTGATTTAATGAAGCCATATCAGATTGGATACAATATTGTAAACAATCAAATTGCAGATATTTTAGTGGATGAACTCGGCACAGTTATACTCCTAGACCAGAATGCCTTACCTCGTCACTCCATGGGAGAAGACTGGGGTAAGAACAATCTGGCTAAAGCATATGTTGCTATGAAGAATTTCCAGATGTTACCTCTTGATACATCAATATCAAATACAGAGAATGCATTAAACTTCCAACATTTCCAGAAGTTAGATCTTGAGCAGACTAATAGACTAATGTCAAGGATTCAATTAGCTAATTACTTTAAGCAGCAAGCATATGAAGTTATTGGTGTGAATCCTCAGCGTATGGGGCAACAAATAAGTCAGCAAACTGCTACAGGAGTAGAGCAGGCTGTCTCAGCTTCATACGCACAGACAGAAGTATTTTTTATTCAGCACTGTGATTACTTGATGCCACGTGTTCATCAAATGCGTACAGATCTAGCACAGTACTATCATTCCACTAAACCTTCTTTAAGACTGCAGTACATGACCACGGCTGATGAGAAAGTTAACTTTGAGATGAACGGTACTGATCTGTTGATGAGAGACTTAAATATCTTTGCTTCAACAACAGCTAATCACAGAGCAATACTTGAACAGTTAAAGTCTATGGCTTTACAAAACAATACTACTGGTGCTACTATATATGACTTAGGTAAAGTTGTACAATCAGACTCAATCTCTGAACTTAATCAGGTGCTTAAAACTTCTGAAGAGAAGAACAATAACATCAAACAGCAAGAGATGCAACAACAGCAGCAAATGCAAGAGCAACAATTACAAGCTCAAGCAGAAGAGGCTAGACTTAAAAGAGACTATGATGCAATGGAAGCTGAGAAAAACAGACAACGTGATTTACTTGTTGCTGAGATTCGTGCAGCTGGATATGGAGCAGGTTCAGACCTTAATGCAAACATGCAATCTGATTACTTAGATTCTATGAAAGAGATAAGAGAGACAGAGATGTATCAAGATCAATCTAATCTTGAAAGAATGAAAGAAGGGAACCGTGACAGAATAGCTAATAACAAAAATCAGATTGAAAGAGAGAAGATTCAAGCTCAAAAAGAAATAGCTGATAAACAGTTACAAGTAGCTAGAGAGAACAAAAATAGATTTGACAAGCCAGACAGCAAAAATAAGAAGAACTAGTTTAGCTATATACTGCAAAAAAAGACTTCTGAATTTTAAATTTTAGAAGTTTATTATGTCAAAAATGCTTATATTGAATTAATAACAAACAAAAAACCAACAACAATGGCAGACACTCATGAAAGTGCGCAGAACCTCAATGCAACAACTGTATCTGAGGTAGATGTAAATTTGGATGAAATCTTTGGAATGCCAGGAGCTGAGAGCATTATGCTACCAGATTCTGAAAAGAAAGAAGAAGAAAAGACAAAGACAGTATTTACAAATACTGGCAATGTAGATTTATCGTTCATTGACAAACCGGAGGATGGTAAGACACCAACCACACCGGAGCAAAAATTAGAAGTTGAAGAGACTATTGCAGAACTTGATCAACTGATTACTCAAGAAGAAGAGGCGGGAACTAAAGGTGGTAGACCTAAAGTTGACAAATCTGGCTTAGCTGATTTAGCTGCTAAGATGATTGAGGAAGGAACACTTATGCCTTTTGATGATGACAAACCATTAGAAGAGTATACAGCAAAAGACTTCCGTGAATTGTTTGAAGCTAACTTCCAAGAAAGAGAAGCTAAAGTAAGAAGTTCAGTTCCAAAAGAATTCTTTAATGCTTTACCTGAAGAGCTTCAGATTGCTGCAAAATATGTAGCTGACGGAGGACAAGATCTTAAAGGATTATTCAGAACTCTAGCACATGTAGAAGAAATGATTCAACTTGATCCTACTAATGAGTATGACCAAGAAGAAATTGTTAGACAATACTTGTATGCTACAGGATTCGGAGATGGTAATTCTGAAGAGATTGAAGATGAAATTACTGACTGGAAAGATCTAGGAAAGTTAGAAGCTAAAGCAAATCAGTTCAAACCTAAGTTAGATAGAATGCAAGAAGAAATTGTTGCAAGACAACTAGCTGAGCAAGAAGCAAGAAAAGAAAAGCAAGAAAAACAAGCTAAGGTATATATGGATAACGTATATAACACACTTGTGGGTGGAGAAATCGGAGGAGTAAAACTTGATAAGAAAGTTCAAGGGATGCTTTACTCAGGATTAGTTCAACCTAACTACCCTTCAATTTCTGGTAAACCTACAAACCTACTTGGACACTTGTTAGAAAAGTATCAGTTTGTAGAACCAAGACATGATCTTATTGCTGAAGCACTTTGGTTACTTGCAGATCCTGATGGATACAAAGGTAAGATCAAAGAGCAAGGTGGTAAAGTAGCTACTGAAAAAGCAGTAAGACAACTTAAGACTGAGGAACAAAGAAAGATTACATCTTCTACTCCTCAAGAAGAAGAATACACACAAAAGAAAACACAACAAAAAACTATTTCCAGAAATCAAGGAAATATTTTTAGAAGATTTTAATATACATAGTAACAATTAACAAACAAATAAACAATGGCAACTCCAGTTTTAAACAATGGTATATTCCTGCGTGATACTGCATACAATGCAACATCACACGTGGATTCATATCACTTACAAAACATGCTGAAGGATGCAGAACCAATGGACTTAGGTCCGGTGGACCTTTGGGCTATGGCTCAAAAGGTAGAAATGCCTCTTTATCAGATGTCATCTTTCGGTGGAAAGAATGTAATCATGGTTGACAATGCTCGTGGAGAGTACAAATGGCAGACTCCGGTCTCTATTGACCTTCCATACATTGTTGAAGACATTGAACCAGCTAACGACTTCAAAGGAGTAGATGGTCAAACATTTAAAATCAAGTTGAACAAACGTGAGTTTGGACACGGTGATATCTTGACTTATGACAAGTACAACGGTGTTGAGATGTACGTTACACAAGATGATATCTTACCTATTGGTGATGGTTTCATCTATACTGTTCAATTGGTAAACAATGACAACTACAAATACTTGGATAACAAGTACTTGGCTAACGGTACAAAAATCTTCCGTAAAGGTTCTGCACGTGGTGAGTATGGAGAGCGTTTCTCTGACATCATTACAAATGCAGGATTCCGTGAGTTCTACAACTACGTAGGTGGTGCTGAGGCTCACGTACATTATTCTATCTCATCTCGTGCTGACTTGATGATTAAAGGTGGAATGAATGCAGACGGAACAGTTCCAGTAACTGAGATCTGGAGAACATACGATAAAAACATTGATCCATCTGTGAACTCTTTAGAGGACATGGTAAAAGTTATGGGTAAAGATTCTGTGAAGAAAGCTTTTGATAACGGAGATTTGTCACGTACATTCTTAACTAACATGGAAGCTGCTCACTTGAGCAAAATTGCATCTGACATTGAGACTTACTTGATGTGGGGACAAGGTGGACGTGTTAAACAAGATGGTCCAGATGATATCAGATTGTCAGTGGGTCTTTGGAAACAGTTGGATAACTCTTTCAAACGTATCTACAACAAGAATAACTTTACATTGGATTTATTCCGTGGAGAGATCTACAACTTCTTCAATGGTAAAGTTGAGTTCCAAGGTCCAGATCCAAAACGTTCTCTAGTAGTTCAAACTGGTATGGGTGGTATGCGTATGGTTAATGAGGCAATTAAACGTGAGGCTATCTCTTCAGGTTTATTGATTCAGGCTGCTGATATCGGTGCTATCACTGGTAAAGGTATGGACTTGAATTTTGGATTTGCTTATACATCTTATGTTATTCCTTTCTTGGCTAACGTTAAGTTTGTATTGAATCCAGCATTTGACAACGTTCATACAAATGATATTGAGAACCCAATCATTGATGGTTTCCCATTATCTTCTTATTCATTCATTATCTTTGATATCACAGATAACACTAATGACAACATTTACTTGTTGAAATTATCTTGGGATAATCAATTGAAATGGTGGTATCAAAATGGTACAATGGATTATATGGGACGTACTCAAGGGTTCCAGTCTTCAGGACAATTCAACGGTTACCGTGTAATGATGTCTCAAACAATGCCAGCTATTTGGGTTAAAGATCCAACTAAAGTCTTGAAAATTGTTATGAGAAATCCAATCACTGGTGGATCATTCTAATATGTCAAAATAAATTACACAGAGTGTCACTTATGATACTCTGTGTTTTTTTAAATAAAAACCAATAATAAAAAACCAACAACAAAATGGAAAGTACATTCACAATGGTAGAAACTAGAGACACAAAAAAGACTAGTGTTTCTATTAAACCTTACTTTGATAATTCAGTATCTA